TGTTTGCAGTTCTTTCTCTATGTCGCCGACACCGAAGGGAAGATCGTTGATGGCACTAGAGCCCTGATCGCCAAGCTGATTCCCTCCGCTGTTACCAGTACCCGGATTCCTCATGCCGCATCCTCGATCGCTACAAGGTTGAAGGTCACCAGCATGACATGAGTCGAGTACGTTGAGGCTGTTGCTACGCCGGTGCTCAGTATGTTGGTGGATGCAATAACATCGATGCCCAGGTTTCTGAGCGTGATCGTTTCGAGGGCAGAGGTGGCGTCTATCTCTATCTCCGCGAAATTATCTGTGTCTGTCGAAAGACCGAATCGCATCGTTGGCGGGTTGCCTGATCCGCTGATTGATTTGCATGTGACTTCGATGCTTTCGACTTTCCAGTAGAATCCGCCCGGCAGGGTGTAGACGTTGGTATCGCCTGTTGCTGTTGCATCAAGCTGAGCAACGACTGAGTACCTCGGAACCGGCCCCGCTGGTACGGGTACACGATCCGCAAGCTCTCTGAAGTTGTTATCTATTGCAAGCCCCGCATCGCCTGTAGGCTGCGGGGTGTACACGGTAAGACCGTTGACTGTGGTTTGAGCCATTAGCTGCCCCCTCCGAATGTAAAGCTGAGTTCTGTGCAATCAGCAACAGAGACCGAATCGCCTGTATCGCTTCGGCGGGCTGTTGCCTGAATGCCCCACGTATCCCCAGGCATGAATTCGCCCGAGGTAAATACGTTGTCTTGATTAACGATGCTTCTCACAAAGAAAATATCTGTGCCGATCGAATGGCTTACGTCCAAGGCTGAGCTTTGAACGCCCCGCCTCACCCCTGTGAGGGTGTAGCTGCCATCGCCGTTGGCTGTCACGTCCCTGATGCTGATGAGTTCTTCACCAACAAGCATGAGGGTGGTATCCGCCTGCCACTCAGCCGTTGTCACGCTCTCTAAGAGGCTGTCATTGATGCCATCAAGCTCAATATCGATGGTCTCGCTGGCGTTCTCTGTCGGCGTAGGGGTAGCCGCTAGAGCCGTCTGCAAGGTGCCTGCCGGGACGTACTGATAGCGAGTCCCGATGATTTGGTAGTTGCCTGTCAGATTCCGTCTGGCGTAGACCCTGAAGCTGTCTGTAACGTTATTCGGAGCCTGCCCCGCTGCAACGATGACTTCGATGCTTGAGCCCCCGAAGACCTTGAGAGGCGTGGGAAGCTCATAGACCGCAAAACGGGTTAGACAGTCGAGGGTTGAGGCGTCGCCGTCGTTCGCATCGTCGGGGCTACCAAAGTCCACTGAGGGAAGCTCAGCGAGTACATCCTCAATCGCAGAGACGGTAACGATCCCGCTCTCAATCTCTTTCTCGTCAACGGCTGTCACGATGAGGTCCAGAGTTTCATCTGAGCCCCACGATCCTGGAGCAAGCCTGATCCGCCTGCCCGCCCAGATGCGAGTGGATCGGAGGTTGCAATCGAAGCTCACAGCCCGCTGGACCGTGGACCGCTGATACAGAATGCGGTTGCCCTGTCTTACTGCCGTCTGTTTGTTCGTAATGGCTGTGAGATTCAGGGTATCGAAGCGAGCCCCGTAGAGTTGAAGGCTTCGCTCGTTCTGCAAGGGGAAGCTCTGGATAGCAAACTCGTTCTCAGCATCGGTCCACTCAACAGCTAGCTGATTGATGATGCTTGAGCCGCTTGCTCTTTCAACTCTGAGCGTGCCTTCGATGATGTGTGTGTCGTTGATCGGTATGTAATCTTCGTCTGTCAGATTCTGATTCTCACGGATGAGACTCATGGCGATCTTGCCATCAATATCTGTGAACAGATACGAGTTGGTCCATGTTGAGATATCGCTGAGGATGCTGATTGCTGGCTGCGAGGTCGAGGCAATGAAGCTGATGCCAAAGTTTTCGGCGAGGAACTGGTCTGCTGCATCTTGGAAGCTATCGAGGTTGAGGTAAGCGGGCGGAATCCCGAGCCCCCATATAGGATTGGTCAGGATCTCCGCAACCACATGAGCAGGGTTCGCATCGTTGCCAATCGAACTCTCCCCCGTGAGCAGATGGCTCGTCTTCGGGTAGCGGACGATCTCGAATGCCAGCGAGCTTGGCCAGTTGGGCGAGCTTCCGAGGTTGGCATCTTCGATGGTGGCGTAGCAGTAGCGATTGAAGCGAGGCGGGTTCTCGTCCAGAGCTTGAAAGTATGGCGAGTATGGCTGACCATCGATGCCCCAATAGAACTGGAAAGTACCGAAGTCCGTGGTGACAGAGGTTGGTAAACCATCTACATAGTCGAGAGGTCCGCCCTCCCAGATGCTCTCCTGCCTGTTGGTGATATCGATGATCTTGTCTACCGGCCCCCAGCAGCAGAGCATGGCGGCAGAAACGTAGTAGCTAATATTGGGTGCATCACCCGAACCTCCGAAGCCCGAGCCGCCCCCGCCTCCCGACTGCTGGCTGCGGAAGTTCTGATAATGCATCTGAAGGCCAGAGACTCTGCCTCTTCCGAAGATAATGGGTACAGGGGTGCCTTCTCTATTGCTTGTAAATCCGTTGAGGTTGTTGGCCGGATTGAAGGCTTGTCCTGCGCTCTCGCCTAGTAGAGCAGAGGCGAGGGTGACGCCAGCGAGGAAGCCGATGTAAGCACCTTGCGGACCGCCACCAACAAAGAAGCCCGCTGCTGCACCGGCTATGCCAGCGCCTAATACCGCATACTCTCTCTCGTTAGCTCCCATCGCCCTCTTGCTCTTTCCTCGCTCCATTCGTCAGCCGGTAGGCATAGACGAAACGCTTACGCCATCTGTTGTCTTCAAACCGTGACTCAATGACCTTGTTTGCCTGATCGCCAGCAACGCTGTGCATGATCGTTCCTCTCTTTGTTAGTACGCCAACATGACTCTCAATACCTTTTCCGAAGCTGAATACGAGGATGTCGCCGGCTCTCAGTTCTGAGGGCTCATCGATCTTCTTGAGATCAACCGTTTCTTTCAGCTTCTCAAATGCGGGATGATGCGTATAGCTCTCGGTGAGGTACCACTGTTTTGCATACTCATCGGGGCTGAGGTCTTCTGGCAAGAGGCCAAGCTCTTTGTAGAGGCCAAGAACAAGACCGATGCAATCGGTACCGTCTCTGGTCTGGCCCATGTGCCGGTAGGGCGTATCGAGCCATTGATCTAACGCTTCTTGATAGTCAGCCGTGTTGACCATTCCATATTGCGTAACGATCAGTTCGGAGTCTGGGGTATGGGGAGCACGCCATGTCTCGCTAGTGTTGAGTTTGTACTTCTCAACAAGCGTGGTAGGTTTCTTCTCTTTCCGCGAAGTTCTCTTTAGTGCTGCGGCCCTGCGATTGCAGCCGCATCCTCGTTTCTTTGTCATTAGAGCTTGTCCGTTGCTAGATTTCTAAGCTGCACGTACTTGAATGAACCGCCAAAGTTCTCTCTGTTGTCGAACTTGGCACATCCATTCTCCCCGTCTTTGGTCCGGTCGCAGCCGTAAGTCACCGTGACCTGAACGGGAGCACGTATCGAGTCCGGTATTTTGGTGTAGAGCCGAAAGCCCCGAGCATCGGCGATGTTTGCCACAAAGGGAACGTCTACGTTTATCATGGCCGAATAGCATTCATCGCCAGCAAAGGTAATCACGCCGTTAACGAATGCATCGTCTACAAAGTCGTTAGGCACATCTGCGAAGACAACTGCTACGCTTCTTCTATCTCCCTGGATGTGGACTGCCGCTCCCTCGAAAGTAAATTCTTCCTTGTTGGCTTTGCATGTAAACGGATCGTACAGGGCATACGGACAACTCTTGAATGCCAAGACCCTCGGGAACTTCTCTTTGAATCGCTCGTTGAAGCCGGTGAAGCTCACCGTAACCGTGTTATCTCGTCTATCGATGTTCTCGCTCTCACCCCAGAATGCAACGATGTAATCTTCTGAGGTGTATCTCGCCTTGGTCTCGGTTGTAAAGACCTGAAAGACTTTAACCGTGAGGGTTTCGGCGATAGCGCTTGAGATAAACTCAGCGATGTGGGTGCTGTCGAAGTTGGTTGAGATCGTCAGCCGATCAGATGATTCATCGGCACTTCTCTGTATCTGGCCTCGGCTGAGGTAGAGAGGCGGGAAGACAACATCCTCGCCCCCGATCTCAAGCGTTACGGGTACGTCCGATGTGGTGCCTACGAATGTCTTGATGCAATCTGAGTCGTTGTAATAAAACTTATAACATTCGCAAAGTTGTGATTCTTGTTTTTGTCTATCGGTACTTGGCATCCTTATTCCTCGGCCTCGCCGGATACGAGAGTGACTCCTGCGGCCTCATCCAGCGATTCGCAATCAGTTGTAAGCAAGGCGTAGTCCGTATCTTCGAGAGCTAGGTACTGCGTCTCGCTGAGAGTCGTGTAGCACAGAGCCGTCAATTCGATGACGTAGCCGGGGTCTTCCCCGATCTGATCCGCCTCTCTAATCTCTTCGACGAACGAGATGTTCACGTCCAACAGGGTTGAGGTCTGATGGCTGTACGTGATCGAATCGCTTGCAAAGGTCACTCTGTAGATGATGCTGCCAGAGGTTCCTGCGGGAAGAGCTATACCAATGCCAGCATCAAAGGTGATCGTGGTATCTGTCCAGCTTGCAACGATGGCTTCGAGGTACTGACCCGCAAGATAGAAGAACATTCTCTGCCCCACGTACAGCGAGACTTCATGCTCTTCAACTTGGATGGTGTCAGTGCCCAGGACGGCATCAGAGGCGAGGGTTACATCGGCCTGCCAGCTTGGAAGACAGAAGCTCTTGTTGAGCCCTTGCATCGTCTGGAAGAAACTCTCCATCTCGGCAAGATCAACGAGGTTGTTGAGTCTGTAGCTGTTGCGAAAGACAAGCGGGTTGGGCGTCTCTCTGTCCGTGTCGAGTCGGGCGGGTCCGTGGCCCAGAGCAATCAGATTGAGCGATGACTCGGCTTGGTACCGAGAGGGGTTCGATCTCTCGGGTACAAAGTCAAACAGATAGCATTCGGTCTTTTCGTCTACCGAGGTTAGCGAGTACCCGAGGGCTGGGGCAGACTGTCCGCTCTGGCTACTCATGATTCGCCTCCTGTATCGCAGCAGTCGTTGCCGTCGCCATCGAAGCCGGGGTCATACCAGCGGTAGGTCCAGAGGGTCAGACCCTTGGTGCCATCGATAAGCTCGTTGTCTTTCGTGGTTGGAACGCCTGCAATCGAATCGTTGACCGTGATGACTGAGGCAGTCAGCGGTACCGATGGCCAGTAGAACAGGCAGTTATCAGGATCGGGCTGGCACCCCAGTTGATCTGGCGGGCCATCGCCAGTCCAGTTGAAGACTCGGGTCTCGCCAGTCTCTTGGATGAGCCCTTCGCCCGGGCAGTTGAAGCCCTCGGGGAATTGAACAAACGAGACGGCATCATAGATATAAACGCTGTAGAGATTGCAGGGACAATCTACATCGAAGCAATCGTTTGGTGCCTGCAAGATGGCATCGATATCTGGATCATCTAAAAAAAGTGGAGTGAGTTCTACATCAACAGGATTGAGATTCCATCCGTTTGTACCGAGGCTCGCCTTGATCTCTGCCTCATAAGGATTGCCGTTGTTCTGCCAGTCGTCTTCCTCTACATACTCCCAGCGTAAGTCTTTCCTGTTCTGCGCAGGAAAAAGCCAGTCGTAATTGCAGCGGCTGATCTTGAGTCCGTACCCCTCCGATCCTCTCCACGGATTATCGAACTCGGGGCACTGTCGTATGCAGTTGTTGGTAGCAAAGAAGTATTTCTCACGGTCGATAGACTGCTGCAAGTTTACCGTGATGGTTTTGATGTTATCTGTCTTGTAGCAGGCTCCACCCGCTGCATCGTAACCGGGTATCACGATCGTCCTGGACGTGCCACCGATCTGGTAGTTATCGTGGCCGTCGCAGCCGTCGAAGTCGCCTACATCCGTACCGGCACCGCTGTACTTATCAAGCCCATCTAGAAGCTCATCAGGGACTTGCAGGCAGCTCATCGTATAGCAGGCGGTAGCCGTCACTGTAAGGGGCATGGTGATTGCATCGTGCCCATGCGGTATATCCAGCCGCGGGTTGTTCGGGATCTTGAGGCTCACGTCCCATGCCCCGGTCCCGTAATGCACCATGCCCATAGAAAAGAACGTGTCCGAACCGAGGCCAGAACCGTAACAGGAGTTGTACTTCGCATCCTGTACAGTCGCCCCGTCCCACGGATACCCAATATCAACGGAAACCGGATCGTCGGGGTAGAGGTCTCGGCTCTGAGAACAGCCTGCTGTCAGACTCGTTCTGTAGTTCCATGTGGCTGCCAGCTGAGGGTGGGCATACTTGTAAGGTGCTGATGACCGCCCGATGCATGGATCGTCCCTGTAGTGGTCGTAGCCATCGCCATGAGTCGTCCCATCCGTGTAGCTGGCGATCTCATCGCTGAAGACATAGATATTGAGGAGGCTGCCCCAAGCCCCCTTCTTGTTGTTGATCGCTGTTTCACCCGGGGATTGGTCCTCATCATGTTCGATGACGAGACGGACCTCAAGGGTGTATGTTCCCCCGTCCCCGCCTGTGTACTCTCTCGTTTCTCGCCAGAGCCATCTGGATACAGTCGGCTCAAGATAGAACCAACTGCTGTTGCCAGCCTTGACATGATTCCAGTGGCGAGAGGTTGAAGTATCCCATGTATAGGGAAAGACAAAGCCGAGTTCCCACTCGCCATCAAGAGCATCGATCATGTTGGTTAGATCAGCGGTTGTTGAGTGTCCTGCGTTCTGCGATATCTCGTTCTTATCGAAACGGATAAAGAACGTCTGCGGGGGGGCTACGTCTTTGGCTCTGAACGCTGGGCGTTCCTCTGAAGGATTGCCGCAAGGCGTATCGAACATCGGGTAAGCGAGGTACTCGCCACTGATGAGGCATGGCTCGCAGATTTCGCCACCATCGTCGGGGCCATCGGGATCATTGCGGCAATCCAGATCAACAGAGGCGGAATTGAGGGCCGTCTCGCTGGCTTCTACCCATGTAATCGACCCCTCGCAGACCGTATCCGTGATCCACTGGAGCTTTACCTCGGTGGGGTAACAGGTAAATGCCTTGAAGCAATAGATATCATCATCGCCGGATCCAGAGAGCGAGTATGTAGCGTCAAGCTCAAGCGTGATCGTGGATGAATCGAAACCCGTTGCATCTACGGTTGCGGCATAGTAGACCGATGGGCTCTGCCAGATGATGACCCTATCGCCCGCCTCGATTGCCTGATAATCCGTCTTGTCCGAGATATCGAACTCAACGTAGGTAACAGTATCACCAGAGCCATCCGATGCTGGGAGGTCCGAGAGATCGGTAACAATGCGGTTGATACGCCAGTCTGGAACACTGAAGAGTTGGTTGGTGTTTTTACGCAGCTTATGCAGAATGTCCGAAGACTCTTGCCCGTTGAACTGCGTTGTATATTCGATGGTGACGAGGGGCGTTGTTCTGAGAGCAGACCGTTGGCGTAGCTTGTAACGGCTGGTGCTTCTTGCGGTCTTGAAGCTCTTGGTGAACTGTACAGGCTGGGACCAATCGGGATCGTAGGGGAATGCGATAGCCATTATCTCAACACCCTCTTTACCGCCTCACGGTTTCGGCTGATGATGTTGAGATTGACTTGCTGGCCCTGCCTCTCGGCTATGGCGTTGTAGATATCGTTCGCATCGAATGCGTTGATGTTGGTGATAGCGGGTGTGCTGGCAACGATGCTTGATGCAACCCGCTCCTGCTGTGCTGCGTTGAGTACGATCTCTCCCGGGGTGAGAAGGGCTCTTACAGAGTCACGTCCCCTGATCGGACCATCGACCATGCCGCCCATCGCAAACTTCTGTATCCCTTGGGTTGTGGCGATGCCTCCGCTGTAGGCCCCACCACCAGAGAAGGCATTGAGAAGCGATGAGTACCAGCTTGCAGAGGCACCGCCCGCATCGGTTCCCGCTGCCGATCTGAGCAGCCCGAGCACAGCCGCCCTGGCTAAGAGCTTGGTGATATCCGCCACAATGGACCGGACCATATCGGAGAAGGCTTCAGATACGCTCTAGGTCCCGTCTATGAGCGAGTCAAAGGCACTGTTCATGTTGCCTTCGATGACAACGCCGAGGGCGGGTAGCTGCTCTTCTAGGTCCGCAACCTGCTCTTCGAGGCTGACGAGTTCGGCTCTGAGCTGCGATGCTTTCTGAGCATCGTTGGCTTGTTCTGATAGTCTGATGAGATCGTTGGTGAGTTTGATACGCTGCTTGAGGGTGCTGATTTGTAGCTTTCGGGTCTGCCCCTCAATGTCTGAGAATGTCCCTCTCTTGGCGAGAATATCCGCTCGCCCCTCCGTGTTGAGATCCCTGATATAGTTCTCGCCCGTAACCTCCCGATACTCAAGAGCTAGATCGATCGCCTGCTTTCTCAGCCTGATGCGTTCTATCTCAAGGTCTTTGAGTTTCTCTTCAAGCTCGCCTACTTCGGTTAGGGAGTTCTTGAGGTTGTCATATTGAAGCTGGTTGATCTCTCCCTTGCCGTTGATCTCTTCAGCCTCTTTGCGATGCTTGGCAAGAAGCTTGTTGGCTATCTCTAGGTTCTTCTCTAATATCTCTCTCTGATCGGATAGCTCTTGAGATTGTCTATGAAGCACTCGTACTTGGTCGTAGAGGATGCCCGAGTTTTTCAGGCGAGCTAATTCTATCTCTCTTTCTCTGCGAGCTATATCCTCAGCCGTAAGCCCGATGCCTTTCTCTGAGAGTTCGGCTTCGAGTTCTGCGATTCTCTCAACATTGATGGCTTTCTGAGCTTGCTGTTGATCTTTCTTTCTCTGTGCACGATCGGCGATAGCTTCGCCCGCATAGTCGGCTGATCGCTGCGAGAAGTTACTAAAGTCGAAGTTGCGAATGGACTCGCCAAGGGTTCGCCAGAATGCATAGATGGTTGACAGGGCGTCCATCACCCAGTCATAGACGGTATCTAGCATCTTGCCGATGCCATCAATGCCCTCAGTGAAGTTGTCAAAGACTTTGGCTCTTGCATCATCTACGCCAGAGAGCCCATGCACCAGTCCTGCCACTGCCTGCACCAGTAACAGAATCACACCAACGTATAACCCGTTCTTGAGTATGACGCCGATGCGTATTAACGATGCAAGTAGAGTCTTGATCGCTTCGCTCGCTCGTTTCGCTCCCTTTGCAAACTGATTCGATCCCATGAGACTGAGGCCAGCTATTGCAGCCGTACCGCCTATCGCCGGCCCTGTCAGCCTGTTCTCATTGAGCTTGCCGAGGATCGATGTAAACAGATTGATGGCCGGACCCAGAACCGAATTGATCGTTCTGGCTACCTCAGCCAATGAATCGTTGAGGGTTGAGAACAACCGACTAAAGTTGTTGCGGCTAAAGATGGGGCTCTGACTGTCGGCGATGTAGTCTGCACGCTGAGATTGAGTCAGCCTTCGGAACTCAGCAGGCGATGCGCCGATCAGCGGGCCAAGCGTCTCAGAGATTTCACCCGAGATAATGGCCCTCTGGACCGATTTGGCGATCTCATCAACACCTGCCGTAGATCGCTGAGCCAATCCACTGATGGCCTCGTTGAGTCTGAGTGTCTGATCTTCTGCCAGACCCAATACAGCCGTATAGCCCTGGAACTGAGTGACCTGAGCCCGGGTAAAGCCGCTGGCTCTTCCGAGTTCCGTGGCCTGCCTTCTCAGAGATTCACGGAAGTTGTCTGATAGTTTGGTGTTGCGGGTCAGCGAGTCTGCGAGGTTAGTCTCTGCCCGCTCTAATGCCTCGAACTGAACTACCGCCTGTCTCAGAGTCGCAGTTGATACGAGCCCCGCAAACAGATTGCGGAAACCGTTACCTAGCCTGCTGACTTGCTGTTGAGTCTGGCTTACGGTCTGATTGAGCTGATTGAACTGGGCGTTGACTTGTTGGAGTAACGCCTGATTCTGGATGCTGATGTTGATGAGGGCGTTGAGGTTCGCCATTCTTGTTCTTCACTCGCTGCGGTCTATTTCTCCTTTCCGCTTTTTCTGCATTCGCCTGATGCATCGAACCTGCGAAGGAATGGAACATAGAGCCAAGGTCTTTCTGTACCTTGTTCTTCCGTGGTTTGCCCTGTAATTCCTCTATCTCATCTTGCAGTGCCATCTTGTTACGCTCCAGCAGCTTGACTTGACGTTCACGCTGCTTGCTGCCATCCTCGCTCATCATGGGGATTGAACACTGATGGCGGATGGCATCATCGATCTCTTGGATGACGCAGAGGTAGTAGAAGATCAGCATTCGCTGATAGCTGTAGCGATGTAACACATGGTCATAGCTGTGACCATGCCTGATGAGCGTGTTGATTATGGTTTCGGGACTGACTCGTTCTCTGGTGTTGCCTTGGCTATGGCCTCGCCCACTCTCGTAAAGAGAGATTGCCAGGCAGCAACGTTTGACGAGGTAAAATTTAGCTCAATGACCGCCTCAGCCAGCTTGAGAACAAAGGGAACGGGCAACGCCTTTACATCATTCAGACTCTCGCCATCTACTTTGATCTCGCAGAGTTGAGAGATCACGGTATCCATGCCCGAGATCATGGGACCGATGCTGTTCTGCATGGCCATGTAGACAAGCTCCATGAATACGGTTTCGATCTTGGTTACATCGCCCCACGTAGCCGCCCGAACAACGGCAACTACTTTCTTGTCTGCGATGGTTTCTTCTACGGTCTTGGTTTCGAGTACGGATTCAAACATGGGAACTCCAAAAAAGACAGCAGCAGAGGGCCGAGGCTCCAGACCCCCTACTGCTGCAAGTGCAATGGTTGTACGTATGCAGTTTTTACGAGCCTCTTAGTCTGTTATCGCCACATACGCCAAGTGCCGTAAGGCTGGGTGGCACTGTTGGTGGCGAGTATGTCGATTCTGAACGGCATGTTTGAGTAGTCCGTATCGCCGATGGACAGCGAACCGTTGGCACTGATCGTGGCACTCGTTCCGTTCCATTCGTAGACCTCTCCCGAGTTACCGATGACGCTGATGTAGAAGCTGTCGATCTCTTGAATGTTGGTTACGGTTCCGGGGTAGAACTGCTCTCCCTCGATTGCGCCGTAGTCGTACTCAATGCTGATCGTGTCCGAATCTTCAACTATTGCAGATCCCGCCAAGAAGGTGATGATGCCCTGCTCATAGTCAAGCTCGTAATCGGTTCCCTCTGTCAGAGAAGTAGAACCCTCTGCTGCGGTGAAGGTACCGTTTGTAATGTTGCGATGACTGAGCTTGAGGCTCTTACCAACAAGAGCCGTTACATCGGTCGATGCCTGCGATCCGCTCGTCTGGGAATAGGCGATCGCATCGGCACTGGATCCGAAAAACAGACCCATGTTGTCTGAGTTGAACTCATCGAGCGTGAACTCAAGGGTGAACTCTTCCCCGATTTTGTCTTTACGATCCTTGCGGCGTTTGCCGGACCAGCTTGTATAGTGGTCCAGGTACTCGGGGTTGTTGTTCATGGTTACGTTTGTTGCATTACCAAGGATGTTGTAGGCACTGGCTCCACTCTTGCGAATGTAGATGCGTACTCCACCCAATAGGTAGTTATCATTGTCTGGTGCTGTCTCCGTTATTGACATTCTCTCTTACTCCAAAATTCTACGCTCTTTTATTTCGCTCGCTTTCTCAGTCGCCTGTAACGAACGTCATATATCAATACATACTTCACACTCTGCATACCTTCTTTATCCGTGTAGATCACTTGGTTCTGCAAAGGGGCTATGCCGTTACAAAGCTGCTGTAACGGCTTGTAGCTGTCTACTGAATCGAGTATCAGATCCAGCGTCTTGCATCCCTCTTCGATGCCCGCCATATCCGTTCTGAGGGATGAGGCACGCTGAAAGGCGATGTAGACGTTGAAGCGGTACTCCCGGTACTGGCTGCTCTCGGTGATGGCGATTTCCTCGCCGGGTTCGATGTAGCAGTTGTTCTCTTCGATGTATTCGGGATCGACAGGGCCGACTCTGATATCAGCCCATGACAGTTCATTGGTGTTGAGGGCGTCATAGAACCCGCTCAGGATGCTCGATAGGTTGCTCATGGCCTGCGGCTCTCCCTGCGGAATACATCGCCAAGAGACTTGCGAACCTCAGCCGCCAGCAGTTTGTCTGCTCTCTCGATTCCATACTCAAACCATCCTCTGCGGCTGTTCTGGATTGAGCCGTAGAAGGCGGGCTCGCCTCCATAGGCGTTGCGGTCCACAAAGACAGCCAGGCGGCCAGCCTCGGCTACCTTGGCCCTCTTGGGGTAGCTCCTGATCCTCAGAGAGCTTTGCAGATTGCCTGTGACCCTTCCGAGGGTGCGGGGGCCTGTCTGACTCAGAGCAGCTTCTATGAAGCCCCTGCGGTACTTGTGAGCGATCTGGGGCAGCTTCTGTGACAAGCTGTAGAACGCCCCATCAACAATCGAGTTGAAGCCGTCCCGAGTCGCCAGCCGTCCTGATGTTTGAACCCTTACATTCATGCGGGGATGAACTCCCTGCGGTAGCTGTCTAGAACCTCTCTCACCATCGGAAGCCAAGTCAGAGGCTGACTGCGGGTAACGGATCCGGTGCGATCGGTTACAGAGTCGATGCCCGCCTTTGTCCTGTTGGCATACTCAAAGTTGAGTTGCGTGAGAATCGCCTGGGCCAAGTCGTCTGGCAGCGGAGTCGAGGAATATCCCTCTGATGCGTAGTCGTAGGGATCTGCTCCGAAGGGGCTGTAACCGCCCGCATAGGTGACGAGGTACCGCCGATGTCCCCAGTCCGCCTGTCCCTTGAGGATGATGCTGTTCTCTTCTACAAAGTACGCATCAGAGCTAACAAGATTCGTAGCTGCGAACTCATAATCATGGAATGCCTGGATGCTCTCAACATTGGCTATGGGTAGCCGGGTTGGATAGAGCCTCTTGCCGACAGGAGCAAGGTTCTCTGAGAAGCTGTTAGACCACTGCAACAGGACATTGATATGGGTCTCGGCTCGTTTGATGATGCCGTTCAGGATAATGTAGACAGCGTGCTTATTAGCTTCTTTGCCGTAGTTGGTGCTTTCTGATTTGGCAAACCACTCGGTCAGGATCTCATCGGTAAACAGATTGGGCGTAACCGTGTAGCTCATTCGTATTCGTCTGCCTCGTAAGCGTCGTACTCATCGAGAGCATCGAACTCGATAGCTCTTGTCTCGTCTGTGAAGCTCTGTATGTACGGCTGTTTCTGCTCAATGAATCCATCGGGGAACTTGGCTGCCTCGTCTTCCGATAGCTGGGCCTCTTGTCCCTTGCTGAACTCTCCGAGCCCATCCACGTAGATGCTCTTGATGACTCTGTATTTGTTAATGTTTTTCATGTGGCCTCCTAAATCCTCAACGAGCCTTTCGACTCGCCAAGGGTGTTGTTATCTCATTGGGGTAAATGAGGGTTATGCTGGGTTGACGATTCGGGCGATAGCGCTCGGGTCAGTCACCTTGAAGTCAAACTCCGAGTGCAGTCTCCATGCGGAGATCGCAGCATCGAAGTTGTAGAACGGGTCGTAGGCCAAACTAATCTGACCTGTTACGCCGATAGCACCCGCTCTGCGAAGGTTGCCGAAGTACATGAGCGCATCAACCTCGGAGCCCTCGTTGAGAGAGGCTTCGGAGTTGGGGCCGATGATCTCAAGCGGCCTGATCGGGTAGCCGAACAACGTACCGAATGGCGACTCGTTGAAGCCCATACGGATGACCGGCTGCCCAGTTGTATCCTTGAGGCTGTGGAGCGAATTCAAGGTTCTGCGGTTGCAGTACCAAGCGGTATCGCCATCAAAGGCATAAGTCTCAACGAGATTCATGCAGGCGATGAGAGCATCAACGCCCTTCGGGTTGGCATCGTCGGGAGTACCGGATGCGTTGACCTTGAAGAGATCGCCAAGAGCCCCGAGGGTTACTTCGCTGATGTTGCCGTCATTCTCGTATCCGGTGATGCCGCCGTTGTCAGCATCAGATGCTCCGGTGCCTCTCCAGATTACGTAATCTTCCCTGTAACCGTGGGCTCTCACGAGTCCCCTACCGATGATGTCAGCGATGCTGAAACGGGACTGGTTGAGAATAGACTGAGAAGCCTGCGATAACGCCTTGATCACCTTGGGGTCAAGGGTCACGGTGTCGTAAGCCTCTTTGCTTACAGCAGCGCTGACGCCCTCTGCCTTGAACTGAGCGGTTGTACCGCCATCGTTGAAGGGAAGCTCCAGACTACCGCCATCGATGGTGTAAACATCGTGGTACTGCCTGGACTGTCCGTAAGTGTTGAAGCGATCTTGAAGCGTGTTGCTGAAGAGTTCGGGCACAAGGTGTCCGCCCTCGGCATCGGTGCCTACGTTGGCGTAGTCAGCCTTGGCTAGCGAGTCTTTGCGAAGCTGACTCTGCTTACCCTTGCTGATATGTCCGTCCAGAACAGCATCGGTGATGAAGCTGACAAACTCATCGGCCTGCTCATTGCTGTCCCAGAACTTTGTTTTGAGTGGTGCCTTGCCGCTGGTGGCTATTTTCTCGTAAGCCTCTAGTCTCTCGGCAAGTTTCTTTACTTCGGATTTAGTAGCTGTCTCTGTCTCGCTCTGCTCGATACGATCGTTAAGCTCACTAATCTCCTTGCTCAGGTTGTTTAGTATCTCCGGTGTTTCCATTTTCTATGTACTCTCTATTTTTCATGTTTTTTACTTTCGATAGGATTTCCATGAGTTGCTTATCCAATTCGATATCAGACTGATCCGGGGTGGACTCGCCGGGCTCGTCAGTCTCGTTAGCCTCAGCGGTCTTGGTGGTGACTATCTCATCGAGACGGTTCTCAATCGCATCGATGGCCGATGCGGAATCCGTGAGAGCGGCTTCGATACGGTCGAAACGCTCTATGAGTATGTTGATCTGTTCCATATTCATCTGTTCTTCCTGCTCATCTGTCTCTCGTTCTGCCTTGATGCTCAGCGCTACGGGATTCGCAGGCAGAGAAACGACGCTTACCTCGGTGAGTTCCGTAACGAGGTACCGAAATCCTTCTATCTTGCCGTTTTTCTCGATTGTCTCTGCCTCTGTGACGGATGCGCCGATTGAAAAACTCAGGCGTCCAGCCTTCTCTGCTACCTGCCTCCACTCTCGGGCTAGCTCTGTATCAAGCCATTCCCATTCCATAAAGACAGCAGGCACCGATTCGCCCTTGATAACAGCCGTACCCGCATAGATAACCTTGGCAAAGCCGACTTGAGGCGGCTTCCCATCGGGCAGCTTGCGGAGATGCGAACTCAGGACTGGGAGCGGGTTTGTCTCGTTGTAACGAGGCCAGCTCATTCCCTTGACAACGACTACATCGCCATCGGCATCTGGGATCTCAGCAGTGATGAGGGCACGCATGATGCCGCCCTCCATTTTCTCGATACGACCAAGGGGTACCTCAATCGTCTTGATTATCGTCTTCTTGATTTCCTTTTCTAGTTTCATATATCTCACTCGCTAATTGCTTGAGGGTTTCTCTTGGGATGCTGTTTGAGTACGTGCGTACCATCTCCAGCATCTCTTGCTTGCCGTCAGCGAACTTGAGAAGCTTGCTCAAGTCGCCATAGAAACGGCGTGCTACGGCTCGCTGATCCGAAGCTCCGATCGTGTCTAATGCTTTGTCGAGGTCTCGAATGCGGATGGTCTTGCCGTTGGCTAAACGCTTGAGGCTCACGCTCCGCATTTCGTGTATGCAGCGGCTCGCCCTCTTGAGATCCTGAGTCTCATACTTGAGGGCTGGCCTAGGTTTGCTCTCTGCCTTCTCAGCGAGGTACTGAGCCTCTAGAGCCTTGATGCGATCGAAGGTCTTGCCTTCTCTCAGGATCTTCTCTGCTTCGTCCTGAGTCTCTGTCTCGGCTTCTGGATTCCTGGGCTCTGAAGGCTGGCCCTTCTGGGCAGCGATGCCCTCGATAAGCTCGCTGAATGCCTCGCTGATCGTGCCTGGATCCGCAAGTGGGAAACTCAAGAGGGCAAACAGTCTGCCCGCCTCTCGGGGGATGATGCCCTCTGCTACCCGTTCTGCGATCAGGACCAAGGAAGCAATCTGAGCACCGTTGAGTGCGGTTCTCTCTACGGCATCCTGACCCTCTGCAACAGGAGCTCCCGATACCTCAGCCTCATCAGACTCGGGCGTGATGGGCAGGAGGTTGTTGTTGCGGTAGACCCGATCCCGAAGCTCGTTGTTCTCATCGTCCGGGGTGTCGATGCCAATGTACTTGAAGGCTGCGTTGCTGGACCATTGGCCCTCGTTGATGAGCTTGAGGGCCATATCTACCCGCTGGCGGGCAAGCTTGTTCATAATGGGCAGAGTCGAAGGATCGAAGAAACCAACAATGCGAGAGTCGGCGTGAACGTCCAGACTCTTTTCTAATGCAGCCTTGGTCAGAGCCGATAGCTTGCACTTCTTGGTCTTGCCCTTGGTCTCTGTCCTCCAGTCGTAGCGGTCTAATAGCTGCCCCTGGAATACATCGCTGGCATTCTGGAGCATCGGCAGGAGGGTGTTCTCTGCGAAGCTTTCGAGTTGCTCAGTGGCAGCATCGTATTTAGCGTTATTCCAGTCGCCGGAAATAATCGGCGGCACAGAGTACAGCTTGTAAATGTCCTGCTCAGACATTTCTATCATCTTGTCAGCGAGCGAGTCCTTGAGGCTTGTATCGAGCTTCTTGATCTCATACTGACCCTGAGCAAACAGGACGCCATGCTTGCCCTTGCCCCCGAAGAGAACCTCATACTGATTCCTCATGGCCTTGAGGGATTGCGGGCTCATCGTTTCGGGCATGTTGATGATGGCCGATGGCATCGTGTGGTTTTCAAAGAAGCTGGCGGCATGGTCCCAGCCGTAGTAGTAGCTGGCGATCTCGTTTGAACCGGACAGAATCGGGCTGATACCACGGACTCCGCCCAATGCGAAGTTTCGGCCATAGAGCATGTTGGTAGATGATGCGAGTAACTGTGCCCCATTCGGGAAGTTGTACTGCCACTGGATTACGTCTGAAATGTCATTTGGATTTGCGGGCTGCTCTACTCTCAGCCGGAATGGGTCCAGGACTACAAGGCTGGTGGGCTTGCCCATGATGTCCTGGTCGTAGCTATCGCCTGTTGGCATGAAGACCGCATACTCGCCAGCTAAGAGATACCACGAATAGATGGCTTGTTTGAGTTGGTACTCGCTCCAGAATCGGCTTGGTTTATTTATAAGGTTGTGAAGTTCGCCTCCGATGATCTCGTTGCCCGTGACCCGATCGAACATGCGGAAGCGGGCTCTGGCTGCGTTGTCAGCAATCTTGGTGATTGCGTTTCTGATCGGAGCTACCTTGAGGTAATGCTCTTTGACAGAGAGTTGGCGGGCATTTCTTTGTGCTCGCTGGAAGATTTCATCGAAGCTGCCCGTTGCGTTGGCCGCATCGTTATCTACAACATCGGTAACGGCTTTCTCTAATGCCTTTCTCTTGAATATGTCTCGTAATCCCATTTGAATCCTTGTTTAGAAACCTACCGCTATGCATCCGAAGTTCCTCACTTCCTCTGCTGCCTTGAGTGCTAACGCACATGACCAGAAGCAATCGCCGTGACCATTGACGCTTCTGCCGTCGTAACTCATCGATCGAAACTTGTTGGTGACAGCCTGAACGCAAGTAACGTCTTCTCTGATATCGTTTCGACCAGAGGGGAACGCAATCCTCCTATGCTCCGCATAGGCCCTCATCGTTTCGGCGAGGTCAGCCTTGTTTGGATTTGAGAACGTGTACCCCTTCACCTTGCCCGTTGTTTGCTTCAAATCCTCATAGATGGACAGCCCGAAACTGCCCTGATCCATGTAGCAGACAAAAACGTTTGGATGGTTGATCCATCGCCTAATAAAGCGTGTCTGCTCTGGCAGGCTGAGATTCAGGCTTGCGTTCTTGCCGCTGAGTACCGCTACATGCCGTGTAAAGAATTCCCTGCGTAGGTGTTCATCATCAACGAGCGGGTTGTACCGCTCTTCGACCACCCAAACCACGGTCTGATCGGATTTCCCGAAATCGACTCCGATGTAGAGATCGTTGTAGCTTCTATCAAAGTCGAGGGGCGTATCTGTTCCCTCAACAATGGCAAGCTCGTTGTAGAGGTCTTTGCTGATAACCGTGCTGCCAGCCGCAACAGGCTCTAGCTCATATTCTTGCTTGAAGATCGTTTCGGAAACCGCTAGAGATCGTTTGAGTTCAGAGAGGAATGCCTCGTTGGTCTTCTCTAGATCGGGTAGGTATTGCTGATGATCGCCTGGAGTCTTGACAGCGAAGCCATCAGCTAGAGCATCGTGGATGCTGATTGAGTGGACTGAGTAGGAGCCGGGCTCGCCCTGATTCCGTTTGGCGTTCTGCACCATGTCATAGAAGAATGTTTGTCCTCTATGGCTGGAGATAATGCAGAGGTTGCCCGCATAGCCCATGCCCGAGACAACTGGCCTTGCTGCTGCCAGTAGGTCTTGAGGCTGTTCGCTGAATGCGAATTCGTCAAGTATGACAGAGCCTGTGCATCCTCGGAGGGAATCGGGATCGCTCGAACATAGGACAACCGCCCCGCCATTGGTGAGCTTGATCTCTTTCTGCGTTGACTTCTTGAGGTCGATTACATCGCTGCCCACTTCGAGGTTGATGAGTTCCCCGAACTTGCGGACGTAATCGCCGAATTCCAAGGATCGCTGGAAGTTGTTTGATACGTAGTAAACTTTCTGCGGAGTCTCGATAGCCCACAGGAGTGCTTTGTAAGCAATGGCGAAAGAGATACCGACTCGGCGTGATTTCTCGCAGAGTATGTACCTTGATTTGTCCGCAATGATCTTGTTCTGATAAGGTAGAAACTTGGTGTTGCGAATCTGTTGTATCTGTTTCTTACTGAGCTTCACCCTTCTCTTGGTCCGTTATGTTCTCTAGTTTGGGTTGCTCATCCTCTTTCCTCGGTAGAGAGGGAAGCTCATCCGGTTCATCGATGATGGATGCCTCGGCATCTTGAATGCCGAATAACTCTTAGACTTTGATTGCTACCTCAACATCGCTCTTGGTGGTGATATCCACGTTGGAGCGGGATACGGGTTTACCGAATGCTCTGTTGAATAGCTCGCTGATTGCTCTGAGGGATACCTCGTCATTCTCGCTCATGGCTGTATTGACGAGCTTTGAAACGATCTCTTCCCATGTAACAACATCGATGAGTTCGCCCATTACGTCTACTAAGTCGAGTGGAGGCGGCTTCTGGCCCTTATGCCTTCCCCACGTTTGCGAGCCTTTCATCAACGTTTTCTTGACTGGATGCCGGTAGATCACCCATCCGTCTTCATACTCTTCTTTGATGCATGGGACGTTCTCTGTCGGGTGAATGGTCTCTGATTTCTTGAGCAACTTGGGATTGAGGTGATAATCTTTCTTGTACCCGTACTTCAATTCGTCCGGTCGCCTGTTAGCCATGATGCTTGTATCTCCGCTTTCTTTCGTAGATCGCTACAGCCTGCGGATGCTGACGCATCATGTTCGCTTTCCATACCGCCTCTACTAGTTCTCTGCTGTCTTGGCTATTCTGAGTTACAAGGCTCAATACCTCCTTGTAGTCGATTTGTCTGCTCCAATTGCCATAGCTGCAATTGAAGAGAACCATCTTGCTTGCGTTGTCAGAGAGAAACTCTGTCTGGGCATCAATCATCATCTGGCGGGTGTTGGTCTGGGCATACTGCCTGCCCCACTTCGGATGGTCGAAGCCGTACCGATAGCTGTCTTTCTCATAGTTTGCATCCAGACCAAGACAGATGATCGGATAGAAACCAAGCCCATGAGCTATGACGACCGCCTGAGATCCAGACAGAACCGATGGCGTCTTGAGAACGTGGGTGGGGTCTTGGCCTTCCCATTCCGATGTAGACTCGGCTCGGGTCCGCCAGTAGTAGAAACCGCTCGTCTTGGACGTTGAGAGCCGATTCGAGGGTCTGCTCAGACTGGTGATAAGAAAGGTTCTACGCCCTTCTACGGCTGCTCTGAACCTGGGATACTGGAAGATGCCGTAGTCCTGGACCAAGACCATATCGGCGTTGTATTGCTCGATAGCGTGATTGCAGGCGATGGTGAAGCAACCGGGTAGACCGTGGGCTTTCAGGCACTTACGGGCCGACTCTCCCCCACCGATGACAACGCATGGCCCTCTGCATTGCTTTGAGAGAAGTCTGAGGGGAAGGCTCGTCTTAGGCAGATGAGGGTACAGAACGTAGGGATTGATGGTTTGTCCGCTTGCCCCCTTCATTCGTCCTCATCGGGTATCTCGTCTACGTATTCGCTGGCTTGCGTGAGGTAGTCGCCCTGATGGTCGGTGAAGTCGTCTAGAGCATCCTTGAGCTTTGCGATTTCTCCGGGGTCTGTCTGCTCTTCGAGACTCTTGAGGATGGCTGCTCTGCATTTTCTGCGCGCAGAAAGAAATGCAGAGAGGGGTGACTTGGAGTAGGCCCTGACATTTAGGGCTTTGCAGTGGGCAACGCAGAGGGCGTCCCTTGCATTCATGCGTAATGTGCTGTCGCAGTTCTCAACGATGATGCCGTACTGATCCATTATCGAAGCTCATGTAGATCCTGATTCGCAATGGCCTCAATGCCCTGCGTATTACAGGTATCGTCAATATCTGACCATGCACCGAACGGGACTGCATAGACGGCATCATGCGAATCATCGGATGCCGGGGTTAGCTCGTAATCCAGAAAGAGCGTGTTGTAATAGTCGAGGATATTGAGAAAGCTTTTGGCTCTGTCTCTGGCGAGGTATGCCCATGACCCGCCTCGGGCGTCATACTCAAAGATCGTGGCCGACATTTGAGACAGAGAGGCGATGGCCTCGTTGAGCCTTTGGGTGCGGGTCTGCGTTGGTCTGACGACTCCCCACTCTGATACCGTTGAGCGGGATACGTGGTCTGGCTCGTACTCTCCGCTGTCGATGGCGTCCTGGAGGTCTTGGTTGTTGCGGGCCATTAGAAGAGACCGCTGCCCACTTCAAGCTTGACAACTACTGATTGGTCAAGCTGTATGACCGTTTGTGCTGCTGCAACGAGATTGTTGAGGGCGTTGGGATGGATGCCGTTATCGGCTTCGATGTGAAGCTGTTTCTTGCCTATTAGGTCTGGGGCGGTATCCGATATGCCCCCGTCTGCTGATACGTAAGTGACTGATGCCATGGCTGTAACCTCCTAATTCATGGGTTACAGTCTTTTTCTGCGAGCAGAGAAATAATCCTCTACGCTGATGGCATGGATTCGCTCACCCAAACCATGCTGAGGCATCTAGAAGCTACAGAGGGCGGCGGTTCTGCTTCAGTGGTTGAGCTAGACGGGAAGGCTGTAGCAAGGTATCAGTCTGAGCGTGGGCAGATAATGCGGCAACAGGCACCGACAGCTACGATGCGGTCTGCAATCTGCTGCTGATGATGGGCTATGACATTGAGGGTTAGGCAGTATGGTTGATCTGGAAGAGATCCAATATGACTCTTGGGAAGTTGTGCCGATCGAACTAAAGTACGAAGGTAAACTATGGAAACAGTTTGATAGTTACACTGATTTTTGTGCATGGTTTAATCCTACCTGGTCTGAATTGCACGGCATAGTGCAGAATTTATCTCAGCATAGCGGGAAGGATGTAATCATACAGGCGGACAAGAACCGCAGAAATATAGAATCCAATCTACGCAATAATCCTGGATGGTCTATACGGGATCAAATGAGACATCTTGTTGATCTTGTTTCTAGTGTAAATACAATATTAGCTCCATTTATGGGGAATGAACTAAACTTAGAACGTTTGCTGTCTTATGCTAGAGAATACGGTGTACTTATGGCAGCTGCTTATTGGTCGAGCTATAACGATTGGAGAATCAACAGTCCCGACCAGCCTAAATGTCAGTTAGGAATTATCTACGGCTACTTCGATCAAAAATTATTATCGAGTGATGAATTTGCCAAGATCAATTCAATGACAGCCACCGAAGATGCATTGAGGATCAAGAATCTATTTATCAAGTGGTATCATAAACAGAAAAAAACGACCGAAAAAGCTCAGTGTGATTTAGCAGATACCACAAATAAATTACAGGAATTGATCGATAAGCAAGTTAGTTGGCGACAGCGATTTGTGGATGTATCGAAGAGGTATCAAAGTATTTTTGCCGCTTCAGCAAGATCTAGGTTTGATGCTGAGCTTAGACATTACCGAGAAGACCTAGCACTAAAATCTCCGGTTGATTACTGGGACACTAAAGCTAGCGATCACTCAAGATATGCGAGAAGGTACGCCATAGCCCTTGGTCTAGCAATTGGATTATCGTTTCTATTTGTATTCGCTCTTTCTGCATTCTTACTGTTGCCAATTGAAGAATCTGTAGTCAAATCGCTATACGGCAAAGAGCACGAATACGACAAGATAAATCCATTCGTGAAGGCATCAGCGGCTGCCTCTGTATTAGCTCTCGTTTACTGGACCCTTCGCATCATCAATCGTAATCTTCTGAGCCATCAGCACCTCGCTTCTGATGCGAAAGAGCGTGTAGTTATGGCTAAGACTTACAGAGCTATTCAATCTGATAAAGATCTTGCTAATGACGCTGATATTAATATTATCCTGAATGCATTGTTTAGACCTGCATCCGATGGATTCATCAAAGACGATTATGGTCCCGCTCATCCTGTTATAGACCTGATACTCAGCAGGCAGAATAAATAACCCTCCGAAGAGGGCTAGCTGGATTCGGGAAGGTTTCGGACTT